TGGTGGTGGCGAATAATTAATGGTTTCAACGTTTTAGTTATATTTATATTTGTAATAACTAAATTGTTTATTTAATAAACGGAGATAATATGGCAGAAAGAATTGTATCACCTGGAGTATTTACGAGAGAAAATGACCTTTCGTTCTTGGCACAAGGGGTTGGAGAAATAGGAGCAGCGTTCATTGGACCTTTCAAACAAGGTACGGCGTTTGTTCCGACAGTAGTTCGAACTCAAAGTGAGTTTGAAGATAAATTTGGTACACCTGATGGTACTTACTATACAGAGTATGCAGTGCAGAACTATTTAAGGGAAGCAGGAAGTGCAACTATTGTTAGAGTAGCAGGTGTAGATGGTTATAGTCAAGTTGCCCCAATTGGAGTCGCAGTTAGTGGTTCTGGTGGAATAAAACTTATTTCAACACTTCATTCAACACACAATGGTGATGAAGAGGTTGGAGTTGCTGGATTTAGTATAGCAAGTGGAAACTCAACTGGTTCATTTGTTGTTAGTGGTAGTGGAATTGGAGAAATATCTTCTTCGTTAGACTCAACTGATAATAACGATGTAACTGATGTATTTGGTTCTAATCCAAGAGGTTCGAAAGATGTATATGCATATTCTTACTTTAAGAATGCATTCGATGGAGTATCTAGTAAACCAGTAGTAGAGGCAGTTGTATTACCAACTCAAAACTTTACTTACGATGCTAGTACGGCACACACACCATATGTAAAATCACAATTAATCTCCGGTGAAAGATATGATTTATTTCGTTTCCATACATTAGGACATGGTAATGGTGAAAATAAAAGATTTAAAGTTTCTATATCTGGTGTAAAGGCAGCTGGTGAAGATGGTGGTACTGATTATTCAGTATTCTCATTAACTATCCGTTCTTATTCAGATACAGATAAAAGAAAAGTAGTATTAGAATCATTTAATAATGTTAACTTAGACCCAGGTTCTGCAAATTATATTGCAAGAGTAATTGGTGATAGATATAGTACTATTGATTCAAATGGAAAGATTACCGAAAATGGTGATTGGATAAACAACTCTAAGTATATTAGAGTAGAAGTAGGAGAACAAGGTTCATATCCTGTATCTGCTGCACCATTTGGACATGGGGCTTATTCTAATCCAATTAAAGCAACTGATGAAACTATCGTTCCTTCAGCTGTTTATCAAACAGGTTCAGAAGCTAACACCACTGGTAACCCACAATTTTATGCTGGATTCGATTTTGAATCGGATGGTGTAAAAAATGATAACGCTAACTATATGAATCCTCTACCTGAAAGTGTAGGTGTTGGTTCAAACGTTGTATTTGGATTTGATGGGAATGTAAGTGGAGTTGGTTTAACATTAGAAATGACTGGTTCAGATGCTGCCGATATGATTAAAAGACAATTCTCTTTAGGTTTTCAAGGTGGATTTGATGGAATGAGTCCTAATAGAGAAATCTCTTTAGGTTCTTCTATTTCAACTGGAAACTCACAAGGATTTGATTTAACTGATTCAACTAAGTTTGGTTCTAAGGCATATGCAAAGGCTGTAAATGCTATATCAAACGCTGATGAGTATGATATTAATATGGTAGTAACACCAGGTATTGTAAGAAGATTACACCCTGCAGTTACAACTGATGTATTAGATATGGTTGAGGCTAGACAAGATTGTTTCTATATCTCTGATTTAACTGGGGTAAACGATACAATAACACAAGTAACATCTCAGGCTAATGCAATTGATTCAAACTATGTAGGTTCTTACTACCCTTGGGTAAAGACAGTAGACTCTAATACAAATAAACTAGTTTCAGTACCACCATCAGTATTACTACCAGCAGTATACGCAGCAAATGATGCCATATCGGCAGAATGGTTTGCTCCTGCAGGTCTTAATAGAGGAGGTATTATCGGAGCAGTTAGTGTACTAAATAGATTGACACACTCTGAAAGAGATACTTTATATGAAAACAAAGTAAATCCTATTGCTTCTTTCCCTGGACAAGGTATCGTTGCATTTGGACAAAAGACTTTACAAGATAAGGCTTCGGCATTAGATAGAATTAATGTTAGAAGATTATTAATCAATGTTAAGAAGTTTGTTGCTTCTACATCTAGATTCTTAGTATTTGAACAAAATACTGCTCAGACAAGAGGTAGATTCATTAATACTGTACAACCTTACTTAGAAGGAATTCAACAAAGACAAGGATTGTATGCATTTAAAGTAGTTATGGATGAATCTAACAACGGACCTGATGTGGTTGATAGAAACATACTTGCTGGACAGATATTCTTGCAACCGGCTAAGACGGCTGAATTCATTGTAATTGATTTCAACATCTTACCAACTGGAGCATCTTTCTCGGCGTAAACAAAAAAATGAATAACTAATATTTATTAGTATAAAAGGAAAAATAAAAAAATGGCAGAAGTATTAGAATTTAACGAAATGATGTTCACCAACTTCGAACCGAAGATGAAGAACAGGTATATAATGGAGATTGATGGAATTCAATCATACCTTATAAAAGCTGCAAGTAGACCTTCGATAAACTTTGAAACGGTGAAGTTAGACCACATCAATACTTATAGAAAACTACAAGGTAAAGGAGAATGGCAAGACATTACAATAACAATGTATGACCCAATCGTACCTTCAGGTGCTCAACAAGTAATGGAATGGGTAAGACTAGGGTATGAATCTTTAACTGGTAGAAAAGGATATGCTGATTTCTACAAAAAGGATATCGATTTCTATATGTTAGGACCTGTTGGTGATAAAATCGAACAATGGAAGTTGAAAGGTGCATTTATTCAATCAGCTAACTTCAATGATTTATCATTTGACTCTAATGACCCAGCTGATATTGAATTAACCCTTTCTTACGATTACGCAATATTAGAATTTTAAGATATTATTCACTACTATCTATATTTTGAAAAGGTTCTCTTAGTGAGAACCTTTTTTATTTTATAACTTTTCGTTTTCGATATACTTATATATACAACTAATAAAGGTTAAATTATGAGCGAAAAACAATTCGATTTCCCAACGGAAGTAATAGACTTACCATCAGAAGGTAAAGTTTATCCATTGGACAACCCACTCTCATCAGGAAAAGTAACATTAAAATATATGACTGCAAAAGAAGAGGATATTTTATCTTCACAAAATCTTATTAAAAGAGGTATTGTGTTAGATAAGTTATTTGAATCTATCATTGTTGATGATGTTAATATTGATGATATCACTATTGGTGATAAAAATGCAATAATACTTGCAACTAGAGTATTAGGTTATGGGCCTGAATATCCAATGAATTTTTATTCAACACACTTAGGTGAAGAAACTGAAGCTATTGTACATTTATCAAAAGTAAAAACAAAAGAAATTGATTTATCTTCATTTAATAATAAAAATGAGTTTGAGTTTGAAACACCAACTAAAGGAGATAAGATAAAATTTAAGTTATTGACACATGGTGATGAAAAAGCAATTGAAAAAGATATTGCAGCATTAGAAAAGTTTAACAAAGATGCATCCTTTGATATTACTACAAGACTAAAATTTATGATTCTATCGGTTAATGGTAACTCAGATGTTGGGTTCATTAATAAATATGCATCTAATATGTTAGTTAGGGATAGTAGAGCATTTAGGAACTATGTCAAGAAAATCCAACCTGACATGGATATGGTTTATACACATAAGCACTCAGATGGTGAAAAGGAGGAGGTGCCTATCACATTGGGCGTAAACTTTTTTTGGCCTGGGGAAGAATCATAGTTCTTTATTGCACAACCAAATATTTGAGTTGTGTTACTATGGTAATGGATTTATTCAGTTCGATGTATATAAAATGCCAACCTACCTTAGAAACTTCTATTACAATAAATTGATAGATGCTAAGAAAGAGGAAAAGAAGGCAAACGATAAAGCAAACAAAAATATAAAACCTCCATCAAAAGTTAGGGTAAGGAAGTAATGACTTCAATATCCTAACTTTTTCTATTTTACAATATTTATAGTTGTACAATTGAATAATACATACAATTATGGCACGATATAAAATTTCAAAGAAAAATATTAATGAGTTTTTTGGTCTTTTTGGTAAAAAGAAAAAGCCAAAAGATATAGATGATTTAATAAAGAATAATCCAACCCTTCAAAAAATAGATAAGGAAATTGGTGATTTAAATAAAAAAGCATCTAAACATATTGAAAAAGATAAAGTTACTATGGATATACTTAAAAAGTATGGCATAAAAATAGACTAAATTACTATATACTTTTTTAAATGGCAGTTAACGATAAACTTAATGAACAATATAAAGAACAGTTAAAGTCTGTACAGGCACTTGAGCGTTTTACTAAAAATATTACCTCACAACAAAAAGTACAACTTAAAGCGGAAAAGGCCAAATTAGCTACAATTGAAAAGAGAATAGCTGTAGAGGAATCATATTTTGATTCATTCGATTCGTTTTCTAAAAAATATCAATCATTAGGTAAGGAAGTCCAAAAACAACTTACAGGACAAGCTAAAGGTTCAAGTTCCATTGTAGCCTTAAATCAACAAATTGCAAGAGAAAAGGCAAAAGAAACAAGATATTCACAACTTAATACAAAATCATCTAAAGCAGGTGCTAAAACAACTAAGCAGAGATTAGATATTTTAGAATCAATAAGCGGAAATTTAATAGACCAAGCCAAAGCAACTCAAACAGCCGAAGATGATTTAAGGGGAGTATCAGAATTACAAAGAGAATTAAGAGACTTAGCCGCAGAAGAAGGAACTCTTACTAAGAAACAATACGAAATAGCTAAGAATAATATATTACAAAAAGACCAATTAAAACAAAAGCAAGAAGCATTAAATGAACTCCAATCTCAGCAAGGTGAGTTAATGGGAATGTTACCTGCAGGACTACAATCTGCAATAGGTGGTGCAAAAAAACTTGGAACTGCTATGAAAGCTGGAATGGGTCCTTTATTTTTACTTGGGGCAGTTTTGGTGGCTGCATTGAAATCGTTTACAGGATTAGAGGAAGGGGCTAAGAAATTTAGAGAAGAAACCGGATTAACGAATTCCCAAATGACGGATATTCGTTCACAGGCAAATCAAATAACTCAGGAATTCGCTAAAACAGGTTTAGAAGCTGAAGATGTATTTAATACAATAGCTGCACTTAAATCTGAATTTAGTGATATTGCTGGATTTAGTGATGAGGTAGTAGCTGGGTTAACGTTAATGAATGTTAACTTTGGTATTTCAACTGAATCTGCAGCAAAAGTACAAGGTATATTTGAACAAGTTGGAGGATTATCTTCAGAAACAGCAACAAGTGTTGGAATGCAAGCTGCCAATATGGCTAGAGTAGCTGGTGTTGCACCTGCTAAGGTATTTCAAGATATTGCTGAAAATGCTGAAATAGCATCAACATTATTCCAAGGTGATGTCGAATCTCTAACAAAAGCAGCAGTACAAGCTAGAAGATTGGGTACTAATTTAAAATCAGTAGCAGCAACATCAGAACATCTTTTAGATTTCCAAAGTAATATAGGAGATGAGTTAGTAGCAGCAACATTCGTTGGTGGACAATTTAGTTTAACACAAGCTCGTTCATTAGCAGCAGCAGGTCAGCATGTAGAAGCACAAAAAGAAGTTTTAAGACAACTTCAACGAAGTGGTGATTTTAGAAAGAAAGATTATTTCACACAACAACAAATGGCTAAGGCAGCTGGTATGAGTGTTGAAGAAATCAACAAACAATTAAACGCTCAAGAAAAATTAAGCTCATTATCATCTGAACAAAAAGCATTAGCAGATGAAGCTATAGCACAAGGTTTAGATATATCAGATATAAATAAAGACCAACTAGCATCTCAGGTTGACCAATTTGCTAAACAACAAGAACAACAAGCGGTATTAGACAAAATATCAAATCAGTTTATGGGTATTGCATCTACTGTTGGTAGTGTGTTAGTTCCTGTATTAGATGCAGTGGCTTTGATTATGAATGTTATACTCGCTCCAATAGAATTAATCGATTATTTGTTTGGTTCAATCGGAACTGGAATTAGTAATTTAATAGGGCCTTTAGGTGTTGTTGGTAAACTATTAAAAGGATTGGCTGGTTTGGCAATCATATATGCAGCATATAAAGCTTACGCTTCTCTAGCAACAATACCAATTATTGGGGTTGGGTTAGGTATTGCAGCAGCTGCAGCAATTACTACTGCAGGATTTGGGTTATTATCAAAAGTTGGTGATTTAGGAATTGACCCAAATGGTGGTCCTGTTGTTTCATCACCACGAGAAGGTGGATTATTTCAAGGTACTAAGAATGATGGATTAATGATGGCACCTGGAATTGGAACTAAGGGAGTTGATGGGGGAGCCGGAGGTTCTTCGGTTGATACTGCTGCAATTGTAGCAGCAATTAGAGAAACTAAGGATGTTTATATGGATGGAAGAAGAGTTACATCAAGAGTTGCAAGTAGTGTTGAGAAATCAAGTAAAAACCAATATGGATT